ACCGGAATTGTCTGTAGTGAGTAGATAGTTCTCAATTTCAATCTGACTTTGGACAGGGACAGCAAACGTCTTCTCCATCAAAAGACGTGTCCCCATCGTCACTTCGACATCAGGAACTGGCGACAGGGCATGTCTGTATTTTTCCCTGTCCCACATGTCGATGCCTCTCGTATTTTCCACAAATGATCGAACATCATATGAACGGGTTGCACGAAGTGCGCATTTCGCAAGTGCGGCCACTATGGGACAACCTGGGTACTGATGTGCGTACGAAAGGGCTTTGCAGCGAAGAAGCTTCATCAAGTTTTTCTTGTTGGTGCGTGTGTAGAATTTCCCCGCCCAACCGAAGGTGACGAGAGCATCTCTCGGATCACAAATGTTGATGTTAGTCTCGGTATCAAATATCATGCCGCAAAAAGAAGCAGCAGCAACCGAGTCTGTAGTCTCCAACTTAATGGTAAAACCACATCTCTCAAAGTCTTCCTTAGATGGACACAAATTAAGGAAGGCAAAGAGACTATCATCTCCTTCAACCACTACGGGGACATCATCAATTCCGAGCTTGTGGAATAAATAGCTCAGGAGTATCAAGTTTGAGAGTCCATTGCCCAACGACGTGTTCATTTCCCCGGACATTCGGGACGCATTGAGTAATACGGTGAAACTCTTGAATTCGCAAACGTTCTGACCACCAATACATGAACGGACAATGTCCATGAATTTAGCACCTTCTGGTAGGTACTGGAGCATGTAGTCATAAACAACGAACTCAAGAGAACCCATAATCTCTTTGCGGAAATGTGATTCAAATGCGGTGTAGTCTGCACATCCGTATTTGTATCCAACACGCTCCAAATTTTCTCTGACATAATTTGGACGGTCGGCGACTGCAATCTTTTTGATGAAAGCTTTATGTTTGAATATCTCCTTTTCCATGAGACGAAAAATTGGTCCAACATGACATTTAAAGACATCAGTCCTTGAATAAATGCCACGCGCATGTTTGATCTCAGGATAGAATTCATCCTTACAAAAGGCCTTCACCTTGCAGTGCTTCTTCTTGATATTGCCGAATTGTTGGTTCAGGCCATACCATAGATCAAGAAGCTGGGCTTTTCGCCAAGCCGGATAGGGGCAACTCGCCAGCCACGTCTCTATTGACGTGTCCGAATCTGGCGATAATGGCCTGAAGTTCTTCTTACAGAACTCCAGTGTGTATTGCGCTAACTCTTCTCTAAAGGCTGATGTGGTCTTTGGGACTGCACAACCAACCCTACACTGGGCGCCGGCGACGAGCGTTTCGAGATCATTCGGGTCCGGCTTAAATTGAACAAAATCTGCTACAGCTACGGGAAGTTGAACTGCTACAGCATCGCGC